GTCTTTTAACCAACTGAATCTATGTAGATATTTTCCTGTTGTTTCGGGATCATTAATTAATTCTGAATCTAGCATCTTGTTACTAGGGTGTCCACAGTTAAACAACATAACGCTTGACCAATTTTTTCGTGGATACACTGTTTGTGTTTGTCCATCCATCTTTATTCCTTCTTTAGGAGCATAGTCGTGTTTTGCTACCATCACTGCGTATTTGTCATCTGCCATATCAAACAATTTTTTCACATCTTCTAAGAATATAATATCACAGTCACAAAAAAGAGCCCAGCCATTAAAATTACATAATTCGGGAATTAAGAATCTACTAAAGGTAAATTCAGTGCTACCAAGTTTATCTATTTCTCTTTTATACCAACCCTTTTCTCTCAATTCTTTTAATTTCAAGGGTTGAACATCAACAGTATTATTCCTTGAGATTAAACTGTGTTTACATACCTGCCATGCCACATCCTCTCGAGTATCATAACCCACAAATACTTTTAAGTCCATTGTTCCTCCAATATTCTTTTAGCTCTTCCGTTTTTTAATTCACTGACATGAAATTGCCCGTAAGCCAAATGACAACCCCATGCGTACAATTTATCACTATCAGGATAGTATGGTTTTTCTATCTGAGTAATATCTCTGCTAGCCACCGGGTGTGCTGCGCTGGCTGGTGCTAATACAAAAACTGGTATTCCATGAAAGACTGCTTCTGTAGCAGCGTTTGAATTAAAAGTAACAAGAGCAAATACATCCTTATCTAACGCACTCTGTAAAGAATCATTCATTCGATCAATTCTTAATTTATTTCTCTGTCTAATTTCTATGGGCCTATCGGTATATTTTTTTAAAGTTTCTGTAGTTGTTTTTAACCACTGATCTAAATCATGACCATAAAACTTCATTGGCTTTTCATCCGGAGCAGCAATAAGTATTTTTCTTCCGTTCTTTTTCCAAGGGGTAAATTTTTTGCCAAAGGAATCAAACCTATCCGAAGGTCTTGTCCTTAAATCGTTGTGCTGTAAATTGTTTGGAACTATTCTGTGCCAGTATTTCCAACCGTGTGGATTATTAATCGTTCTTTCATTACCAAAGTATCCGGTATCCATGTAATAGAAGGGTCTATTATCTTCCCAACACTTGTGAATAATTTTTTTCTTAAGTATTCCTCTTAATACTATTGGCCTTTCATCCAGATCATCATATTTAAATTTGTTAGAATCTACTGTTTGCGAATTACTACCTTCGGCAAAGGCATTAATATAAGGGTCTTGATGATCCTTGCTTAAGAATATCCATTCACTCATCTTCTTTCTATGTCCTCTTCAACGCAGGCTTCACCGTATTGAACTTCTAAGATATGTGCTAAATCAGTTCCTGGGTTTGATGCTTTGTGCCAAGTTCCTACAGCAATATCGTATCCTTTCCTTAATGCTGTTAGCGTCTGATGTTCTTTTCTTCCTTCCCATTCAGTAACCATGTTAACAGTTCCTTTTAATACGTACCACATTTCGCTACGCTTAAAATGACGTTGATCTGATAAACTCTTTCCTGGCTCGATTACTAATTCCTTAACCTTGAATCCATTTTGTGGTTGATTATCCAATACTCTATACCAACCCCAATTGCGTATAGTTTTAGGAGATTTCCATTCTTCTAGGATCCAACTGCTTGAATTCTTTTTATCTTCTCCGCCTACACCATAGACAAATGTTAATTCACCTGTATTGTCGTCAAATAGTTCTGGAATGTTATCTGCTTGTCTATCTCCGCCGTTAGCAAATATAATTTCTGATTCTGGAAACAACTCCCTTGTTTTACGTATAGCATCAGTAGCACTTCCGTCATCGTCATTGAAATTAATTACACGATCAACGCATCCGAGTGCTTCAATGATAGCAGCACGTTCTTCCCAAGGCATAAATTCTCTGCCTTTTTTGCGTCGTAGCCACTCATCGGAATTAATGCCCACTATTAATTGATTACCAAGATTTTTGGCGGCCTTAAAATAAGAAATATGTCCTGAATGTATAGGATCAAAACCACCTGTTACTAACACTATTTTCATGTTAGTATTTATGTGGGTAGTTAATTATGATTTTCTAAACAGGCTTTATTTGAGTACAATTTATGCCAAATTTATTAAGGCTTTTTGAAAAATTTAAATTTATATCTATGAACTCTTTATGAAATTTTTCGTAAGAAGGAGTAGCATAAAATTTACCTTTTGTTAATCCCTTGGCAACTAGATCGTTAAGAGAATTTTTATTTTTTGGTTTATAATAATTCTCATTAGGGAATTTCAAATCAAAGATTTCCATGACACTCAAAAACTTATTAGAGTACCCAATTGGAAAAACTGACCTTCCTGATAGTAGACCCCAATAGATTCCGTGATAACTATTTGTAACTATAGTGTCACACTCTTGCCATTTTTTTAAGAATTCATCAATTCTCACATCATTTTTCATAACCAGTATATTTTCTTTTGATATGTTATTATCAAATGTGTGTTCGGCGTTGATGTACACTAATGTTTTATTTGATTTTGGTTGGGAAATTATTTTATCATTTAAACAACTCACGCAGGGCAAGAAATAATTAGGATCTCTCAATGCCTTTTTATCTCTGATACCCCAAGAAAGATAAGGCAGTTTATCAATTGTTAATTCTGTTGCGTCCTTGTCAGATTGACCGATACCCCATGCTATCACATTATTGGGATTGATGTTTAATTTTTTTAATCTTTTCAATCCGTACTCGATGTACGCACCGCCCCCAATTATTTTAAATTGTCCGGGAATGGTAATGTTGAAATATCGATCCGGAGTACAATAATCATCTCCAAGATTATATTGTTCTTTTAGATCTTTCTTGATAAAATTAGATATTGGCATCGTCTAAGCCGGAAGTTCTGAGCTTGACGATATTGGATAATTGCCATTGTTTGATGTCTAAGCCTTTGATGATTCCTAACCATTTATTTCTGATTAGAGCAAATTCGTTAATAATCTTTTCAAAGTCAACAACATCGGCTTCACCGTCGACAAACTTTTCTGCGTCTCTCGAACTCAGTGTTCTTTGATAGTTTTCAATGTATTTTCTAAAATGAGAGGCACGCAAACGCCTCAATTCGATATTAAGGTATTCTAATATTGCTTCAATTTCTTGTAGTTGACTAAACCTAGTTTCTACTATAGCAGGCATCGTGGCCGCTGCTAGTTCCAAACGGCCACGAACTGCTGTTTCTTTTTTGGCTTCTAATAACTCAGATTCGAAATGTTTTACAGCATCAGGAATGTTGTTTATATCTTTCGAAACCTTGTCATACCAGTTTGTCATCAATTAGTTCCAATCTTCATCTTCTTCATACTCTTCTGAATCATCTTCTTCATCAATGACATATTCGATTGCTTCGTCGAGATGTGTACAAATTCCCATCATCGATTCGATAGTTGATTCATTGATTCCGTAATCAAGAAGAGCATTTACGTATTCATTCGCAACTTCTGGTTTGGATTTTTCTGGTATCTTATCGCTAAGTATGTTCCAAATTTCTCCAAATAATTCATGACCTACCTGCATAGTTTTATTCTCCATTAATAGTGGCTTCTTCCTCAACCTCCGGAGCGTCTTTGTCTATAATTTCTGGTTGTGAAGTAATATCAGACATTATTTTGTCTAACTTTTCTCCGACCCACGCTTTTCTATATTCTAAAGTAGTCTCTCCGTTAAGGTCAGTGTATTTAAGTCGATTACCATCTTTTTTTAGAATTCCTTTTCCTTCAAAAAGATCAACTAGACCGCTATATGGATCCATTCCTGTTTCATATGGAATCTTAACTTGTACTGATTCAAAGGGTTTAGAGTATCTTGTTTTCATTACTTTACAAGCAGCCCTAATACCACGGACCTCAGTTACTTTATTACCGTCCTCATCTTCTTTTAGTTTCAATTTACGCATTGCTACTACAATAGATGAAGCATAGATAAATCCTTGACCACCGCTGATCTTGTCATCTGGATCAAACATATCCTGAGAAGCGTAAGTGTGATTAGTACATACCATGCCTACGTTGTGGGCACCAAACATATTAACACAATTACGTACAAGTGCTGTTAGTGCTTTGGGTTTTCTACCCATGTCACCTTTTAAATCACCCTTGTC